GAGGAAAACAATATCTGTTGCGTCTAGTTCGCACACTCCTACACCTTGCAATCCAAATAATCTTTCGCTAACATTATCTAATCCACCTCTTAGATGCATGGGTAAGTCAGACTGATCGGCGTCTCCATTAATAACTGCTCTAGAATACATCCCTATTCTAGTCAAAAACATTTTAATTTGTTCATATGTAGCGTTTTGTGCTTCATCTAAAATCATAAAAGAGTAGTGAAAATTTCTTCCTCTCATATATTCAAGAGGACACATCTCTATAATTCCAGCTTCCCTGAATTTTGTGAGCATCATTTTACCTAAATATTGCTCCATTTCTTCAAGGACAGGTACTAAATATGGATGTATTTTTTCATCTTTATCGCCCGGAAGATATCCTAAACCTCTACCATTTTCTACTGTAGGGCGTGTAATGATAATTTTTTCTACTTTATTTTCTAATAGCCAATTACACGCTAATCCTACTGCTACAGATGATTTGCCAGATCCTGCCGGACCTGTGCATACTGTAACATCATTTTCAACCATAGAGATAATATAATTTTCTTGATTAATACTTTTAGGTTGAAGTATTTTACGATGTGGGTTAGATACTGCTACGCCTTTAGCTTTTTGAGCTTCTTTTCTAATTCTTGATCTTGACATATGATTTTTCTCACGATACTGTGAAAGAACCGTTATTGTTTTTGTACGTATACCGATAAGTTGAATAACTGCTAGACTGCCCCGCATCACCTCCTGTTCTTTCGATGCCAGTTAAAAAATTCTCAGAACCTAAGTTTATTGTCACGCCTCCAGCTGAAATAACTATAGATCTATTATTTACTGTATCATCTATTGCTCCACTAATAGCATCTGCAACTGATGTGTGTGCATACCCTCTATCTAAAATTTCAAATGAACAAGACACATCTACTGGATATGATAAATATTTACCTTTGATAGTATAAAAATTTCCATAAGTTGGAACAAAATTATAATTGGCATTGAATGAAGCTTCTGCGGACAATAGCACATGTCCACCCGACAATAAAGCAGATACTTCTTGTGGAAATCCAGACAAGATAAAGTCTTGTCTTCGCTTAACTATACCCTCTTCGTTAAATCCAACGAATGGTGCAGCTGATCCTTCCATAACATGCCCTGTAAATGTTAATTGCTCTGTAAAAAATCCTTCTGTATTAAATGTATATGAGGCAGACCCCATAACCATATCCGCAAAATTTAATCCTCCACCTCCAGATATTCCAATTGAAAGAGATGCTGTTTGGGGAGGTGAAGAGGTTAAATTAAACCCCGGAAATGATGGTCCAACACCATTTGATAAAAACTTTGAAAAACTAACCTCAACTGTAGGTTTTTTATAAAAGTTTTTTACTACAGATGGATCTCCCATTTTTATTATAGTTGTATTATCAAAATTTCTTGATACGTTAACAGTCTGTACCCCACCAACAGCATTGCCATTGAGGGATACAGAGTGTACATGATATTGGACTAATTTTAAAACAGCCATTAAGTTAATTCACAATTTCCAGAAGCACAAGCCATTGCTTCTTCTAGTTGAGTATCGTCATATTGCTCTTCCACTATTGTGTAATCCACTTCTTTATATTCTCGCTTGAGTTCTGTCCATAGCTTAAAGTTATAAACATCTTTCATGCAATAGGTAAGCTCTTTAACATCGCCTTCAAAATATTTATTAGCAAATTTCTTACATCTTTCGACCCAATCTACTTTTGCTTTACCTTTAATTGGAGTTCCAAGCCCAGAAATGCTATCGCAAGCAGCCCACAAATTGTCTTCCCATAAAGTGAGTGCAACTTCAATTAAACCGCTCACAAACATCACGCCTTCACCATAATGAGAAATCATCTCTGTAGGTAAATACACAGCCGTGAATGGAGCTTGTGGATAATCTTTATCACCAGTAACTGGAAGTAGTGAAATGCCGCAGAAAAATTCTCTATTAGCATAGATAAAATCTTCTACTTCATTCCACTCGTCAGGCTTAACATTGATTGTATTACTTACATTGTGAGTTAGCCAAGGCTTAGTGCAAAGTTCAATATTAGTTCCGGGCAATACCCAGTTCTGTTGAGTTGACTTTACAATCTTAAGTAATTCAATAGCTGTAATCTTATTCTTTGTCTTGCTACCATCTGGGACTTCGATACAGAAGGCGATTACGTCATCGGTCCTATTGGCCGACCAAACAGATTCTTCGCACGCTCTGGGGTTGACTTTATTGAAGTGCTGGTATAATGCCTCCACCTTATTCGCCTGTACGCGACGAATGTAGCGTTTAGCATGATGAGGGTGAATACCACTGGCAGTGCCAAGGATACAGCTAGCAGTGCCTTCAGGCTTGACACAGGTGACTCTCGCCGCTTGATTAATTCCAATCTTCTGGGCGATAGATTTGTTGGTTTCTTTTGCAAGCTCTGCTGCCTTTCGTTGAATATCTGGATTCAAGCAGATTTCAGGCTTTTCTAACCAACCTGTTCCAGATACGCCTAGTAATGCCTCTCTAGCAAAAATCTTTTCACTAGTCTCTCCTAAATATGGAAAACTATTGAATCCAGCTTGAAGAGTGCCAATAATAGTTACTGCTTTAACTGCATCATAAAAATCTTGCTCAGTAGTAACTTTAGCACAGTTAACTGTAGAAAGATTACAACCTTGCCACCCACTCTTGCCAGTTTCTACATCCACTGGATACATGCCAATTTCAACACATGGATTAACAATAAAGTCTTCATCGTCGGCCCATACAAAACCCGGCTCACCAAACTGCTTAACCGATTGCATTAACTCTGCAAATTGTTCAGGAGTTGTTTTACCCCTTAGAAGAAGTGCCGAGTTATTTGAGCGACCCCGCTGAGGATTATCAGTAAACCAATTGCCAGTTTTAGCTGTAGCCATCTCTTTATCGTCTGGCGAGAAGAGACAAATGGTAGCACTACGGCGCACTCCACCACTAATAACAGCATCGGCAGCGTGCATAACAATATCGTATGCTTCGATTGATTTAAGTCTACCATCTCCTCTATTAACTGCATTGTCTAGAACTTTCTTAATATTGCCAAGAGCTTTCTTTAGTGGTTCTGCCCCCGGAGCTTTTCCACCTCCAGAAATTCTCGTTCCTTTGGCTCTGATCTTGTCGAAATTAAACTGAACTTCTTTTCCGTTATATTCTGGAAAATCAGTTTCACCTTCAAAATATGAACTGAGCAACACTCCAATTGCATCGCTCCAACCTTCAATTTCATCTGGTACTGTATATTTTACTTTGCCAGATCTTTCTTTAGATAAATTAGGCAGTTTTTCGATATGCTTTTTCTGTACTGAAAATCCTACACCACAACCACAAAGAAGCATGTACATACACTCTTGAAAGAATCTAATCCTATCAATGAAAGATACTGTACAATTAAACATACGGGCGTTATGTTTAAAAATAGGATCTCCACCGAATTGCAATGCTCTCTGCGACCCCAACCCCTTCTTCTTGAGCATCATATCATATGCCCAGTCAATATCTGCATGGAGGTCTTCGCTCTTGTCTGCATATTGTTTATGCATCATATTCCTAACACGGTCAACACTTTCCTTATACGTTTCTCGTCTTTTCTTATCTGGTAAATATCTTGCATATTTTGCAGAAAACGTGTAATCCTGTAAAGCTTTAATCGACATTATTCTTTTGCCCTTTTGTTTTTTAATTTGATACTTAGATTACTGAATACGCTATATTCAAAATCTACTTCTTTAATTTGTAATCCATTTTCTATTAGGAAATTGATGATTTTAACATCATCTTCGCTCATGGAATAAATCACTCCATGTTTATCTACTATAATTTTTCTGATCCCGTTCTGCCATAGGATTTTTGAACAGACAGAACATGGATATCCAGTTACATAAGCTCGTAAGTTTTTTTCTTTTACGATCATATTAGCTAAGGCGTTTTGTTCCGCATGAATCATATAAGGATATTTATATGGGCGTATCATTGGTAGATTCTCGTCCTTTGTATCGGCTGGAAAGCCGTTATATCCTATGCTAACGACATGATTGTCTTCGTTAACAATAACACAGCCCACTTGCGTTTGAGCGTCATGTGAACGCACAGCGGCTAAATGGGCCATTGCCATGAAGTATTGATCCCAGTCAGTTCTCATTTTTTAAGGTACTCGTTGTGAATCCAAGAGATTTGAAAGTCTTGTTGTTCAGGCCCATAAGCTACTAACTTATTATAACCTTCTCTTGCTTCAAAGTATCCAAAATATCCAGAAAGTCTTTTATTTGTTTCGGTTCCGGGAACTGATTGTCGAGTTACTTTTTGTAGCTTGTCTAAGTCTACCGTCTTTAAATTAATCATTATATTGTCCTATTATTCTGCAATTTTAAAAAATGAAAGAACATCCTTTTTAAGCATTTCTCCAACGTATTCAATTTGTTCGCTATCAGGATTTTCATCTGCAAATGATAGAAAATAAAATTCTGTAATTTCATCAGCAATAAGTTCGTTTAACATTTTTGCGTTGTAATCACTCTCTTTGAATAGCTTATCCAGCTTAGAAGATAAAGAGAAGGCTATATAACCTTCATATCTCTCGTCTAATACTTGAAAGCTAATGCAGTAGTAAGATACTTTATTTTGTTTAAACTTAAAGAAGCTCAAAATATCATTTGACCAATCAAATTCTTCTTTAATATCAATATTGCCAATTTTAATACTCATTCTTATCGCTTTCTAAAACCACGGTTATTTTGTTTAGTCTGATATCAATGAAGGTCTTGTCGCCAACCTTCCTTACATTGATATTATCCAACACCGCTTTCACTTTGTCAAGGTCTGACTGGGAGAAATTTAGCTGATTCAGTAAAATTTCAACCAACTTATCTTTTAATTCCATTTGAAGCTCCAGCGACAGCAGTCGCCATTCCGTTAGACAGTGGGATTACTTTTTTTTTAACATCTTCTAGGATGTCATTTCGCTCTACATTGCCATGCATTATTTTATCTAGTTTATTTGTATGATCATTTAATATATTTGCATGAACATTAAAATTTGTCACTAGAATTTCATTTTGCTTTTCTAATATCTCGGTTGTTCTACTAGAACTATTTTTGAGTTCAGTTACTAATTCAAAGTGTGCATCGACAATAGGTTCGATTTTTACAAAAACTTTTTTACCAAGTTTGTAGACTATAAATCCAGTGATTAACCATAAGCCTACCGGAAATCCAGTTTTATTAATAAACTCGCCTAAATTCGGTAAAACTTCATGCCATGTCATCATAATTCATCTCCTAAAAAATAAAGGGGACTGGGAGTCCCAATCCCCCTAAGTGTAATTACTTACCAGTAATGGCTGAGTAGTTATATTTATTAGATGATGTAGCAGGATTGTAATCAACGAAGTTGGTCAAGATGTACAATTCGCCCGGAATTGCTCTGCTTGGAATAGACCCGGATGTACCGAAATCTGCGCCAGCCGTTCCAGTTGGATCTGTAATCCATGTTTTTCTTTTTAAAATCTTTGTACCGTTAGTATTCCAACCTGTAAAACTAAATTGCATTTTACGCATTAAAGTTGTTGAGTTGTCATAATTATCCTTGATAAAGTAAGGATATTTTGGACCAGAAACTGTATTTGCCATGAATAGCAAGAACGTCTTGGAAACTCCAGCGAGAGTTGTAGCAACTCTAGAGATAAGCCAAGTATTACCTGATCTGCTATTGGAATTATAGGCAAATGTTCCACCGGAAAGAATCTTAGCAGTGTTATATGTGCTTGCACCACTCAATTCTTTTGGACCCGGATAGATAGTTTGATCTACTTGATTTACATCTTTAACCTGAATTGCTTTTGTAATTGTTGCGGTGGCCGTTGACAATCCGATGATTGTTCCGCCCTGAGTTTGCCTTGTGAATGATCCACCTGTAGTATTTTTAAGGTGGCTATTTGAACTTGGAACCATTGTAATTCTCCATTTATATAAGCTATTATTTCTATTTTCCTATTGTCCTGTTAATTTGGTTCCTTCTTCCTACTATACTATACACAATTCGCGACACAGTTCTAGGGCTTTTTTTAATTTTTTTCTTGCGGCTTCTTTTCCGTACCCATTTTCTTCACCAATTTCTTTATTTGTCATTCCATAATAGAACTTCTGAATCAAGATCTTATGAAGTTCTGGGTTTAAATCCTGAACAGACATCAATATATCGCGAGCTTCATTTTTTGCATCATTATCGTATTTAGCAACGCTATGAAAGTTTTCAATATATTCTTGATCTTTAGAATACTTTTGCTTCTTCTTATAAACTCTTCTGGAGTTATTTTGCATACTCCTATATAAGTAAGATGAAAACTTAACTTTCTTAGACGAATCGAATTTTTGAATACAACCCCAAAGTGTACTCATCATAATAGATTTCATTTCATCTTTCGTGCATATTCCTTTTAAGTTTTCACTGCATACCTTATACATAATTTTTTTATAGTATTCATTTTCAATAGCGTCTTTAAATTTTGATTCATTTGCACACTGCATCTTCTATTTCCTTCCGAACATTTGTAAAATTGAATAATTTTCCTACACCTACACAAAAAGTATATCTACTCATTATTCTCAATGCTTCAATTCCACTAATAACCTTCATTTTATCTGAAACTTTATGAGTTAAATCAAAATTTGTATATCCTAGCCAACACTGCCATCTATCAGACGGTTTCAGGATTGAGTCAGATGGAACTGCACCAAACGGTGTATGTAAAACAGGTGACTGCATTTCAGATAAAAATGGAGACATTAAGCTATCCATCTGCATTGTCTGGTCTTCCTCGCCCCCTAAGCTATCTAGAATTAGATTATCTATCGGAGATCCTTCGGCTAATTCAATTTCTTTTTCATTCCAGTTTTCCCACATGATTTTTTTCATTAATTTAGCTCCACTTGTGTAGGATCTATGACTAAATTTGACGGCGTTTTTGATTCGCTGTATATTTTACTAAACGCTAAAAATTTCTTTTTCCCATCGGTTATGTCCTTTGCTTGAATTTTTAATTGATCTTCTATCATTTTATTGAATTCTCCATTGGTAACGCTACTCATCAATGATGCAAATTTTTTAACATCATCTATAGTATCACCCCAAGACGCTTCAAAAGCAACATCTCCTTGGTCGTCTAAACAAAATATAATAAATGATTTTGGAGAAAAGCTGTCTTCTTCTTCAGGAGAATGTTCTTGAGATGATTTCATTATAATATTCATCCGTAATTAATGAGGTAAATTCTTGTATATTTATTACTTTGCCGATCTTATTTATATTTTTAAAATATGGCATTTTAATTGTATAAACAATATCTATATCTTTTTCATTTTTTTTGCAGCCAACAAGTTCTTTTATCGGCCATTCATAAGATATTTTTATAAAATCATTATATAAATCATTAACACAGCCGTCTATATCTTTATGAAATATATTAATTCTTTTTTTTAGAACTTTATTATCATCGGTTATTAGTATTTTGTAATAATCAAAACTTGACTGAGGCGATGATCTATCTGCAAAAATAGGTATGAGTACTACGTTGACTATATATTCTATATCCAATATTACCTCCTGTAAAGTATAAGGTCTAGTAGTATTATACTAGACCTCACGCAAAAGTCAATACTAATTTAGTAAAATCCATGAGATTGCTCTCATTTTTTCGGATAACACTATCTGCTCTTCTTTTGTGATAATGGATTCATTTTCTCCTAGTGTAGATAGTATAATTTTATACATTCTATCTCCAAGAGCTTTGTACTTATTACTTAGCCTACTGTTAAAAGTTAGCTTAGCAGAGTCTACATAGAAATTTTCAAAAGATATTGAGCTTACATTTTCATAAGATGGCAATCTCTTGCCCATTTCATTATGAAATATAGCGATAATCTCCCTATCAAAAACTTCATCTGACCCTGAAACTATGTTTTTTACATCTTTTAACTCTTCGAATAATTTATCTGTAGGCTTTTTCAAGTCTAACATTTTATTATAATCTGTAGATGGAATTACTGGTTTATCAATATTAATTCCTGAGATACTATCCCAAAAGAAACCAATCAATACAAAAGCAATTCCTAAATATACTCTAGGTTTCATATTATTTGTCCACTTTAATTAACATTGGGAAAATTTCATCTAGTGTTATAACAGCTTCGGATAGATTGTTTTCTTCGCAAGCATCCTTGAATGATTGCCACTTCTGAACAATCTCTACTAAATTATCTTTAGTGTCAACTGGAGCGATAGGAACTGGAGCTGGAGTGATATTTGGAATATCTATTTCACTAGCCTTCTTCTCTAATTTTTTAAGAAGAGAAGAGAAGTCAAATGATGACAGAATTATAGCAAGCCCAAGACCTAAGAAAATTATTTGACCTGTACTCATTGAGCCACCTCAGTCTTTCTAACTGAGTCGCCAACAATCCAGCTCGCACAAAGTAGTACGATATTTTGAATTTGATCTGAGCTTAGAGTTGTAACTCCCAAACTTTCTGTTGTTACAGCTAATACGCCAGCTACTGCAACCCAGAATCTACGAGATTGAAGTAGGGCTTGAATCTTAGTTTGCATTTTTTGCCTCCTGAACGATTGATTGAAAATTTTCCGATGTTATTTTTTTTGACTCTGCCAATATAAGATCCTGTACTTGTGGTCTTAAATGGGCATATTCCTTCGGAAGCTTATCTTTTACAGCTTTACGCAATAGAATTTTGTCGAGTGGGCCGGGATTTTTAACCCGGTCTTCTAGACTTCTTCCGAACACATTACATTTCATTAGCAGTTGAAGAACTCCAATAATGATTGATCCAATAATTATAATTAGACCAAAATCAAAAGAGTAGTTGTTTTCGCCATCCTCTATATTTGATGCTATTTCTTTAGCCAGATCCTCTGTTGCACTCATGGGTTCACCTGAATATATTGTACTTGGGGTTGTACTTGAGGTTGAGTTGTCTGAATTGGCGGCTCTTCTTTTGGTTTACATTTACACACGCCACCATCTTTTGAACATTGACATTTGAGCTTATTGCCATCTGCCTGAACTATTTCGCCAGTCCCGTTGCATTTACATGCGATTTCAGGGGCTGGAGGAGCTGGCTTTGGCACATTTTCTTTTTTAATATTTTTCTTTTCTGCGGTATCTAAAATACTATTAACTCTTTCAACTTCTTTTTTTAGATCTGATTGAATATCTCTAGATCCATATACTTGAGATTGTTTATCTGCTACATTATATTCGCTATAACTATAGCCAATAATTAGTCCAATCCCAAGAACTAGTACACTTTTTAAATTCATGCGAAAATCTCCTTCACTCTTGTCCAGTCCATCTTGCGTTTAAAGCCATTGAAGTTAGTGTAGGCAAATGTTGCTCCAGCACCAATCATACCCTCAGCAACCTTTTGTCTAACCCAGAAACTTCCATCTGGTTGTTCATACCACTTAGGTCCACTATTCCAAAGACCCCAACTATTTTGAACTAGGAATAGCATTTCATTAAATCTTTCATAAGTATCATCACATGCAATTAATGCCATTGCGTGCGCCCAACTACCTTGAGGTTCAGCTATTCCATTCTTATCTCTCTGAGAAGAGAATCCATAATTAGAGCAAACAGATAAAACATACCCGTTAGCCAATAAGTCTCTAGCTTGTTCTACGCTATTTACAGCTGTTACTGTAGTGATTTTATGCTCTGCACATTCTTTGATAACTGGTTCTGGAATGCCTCTGCCACCCCAGTTCATTCCTATTTTAGCATTGTACGTGGATAAGTCAATGCCAAGTTTTTCATATTTTTGACGAAGTAAGAATCCACCCGTCACGCTTACAAACCTTGCAGCTTGTGAGCAGTGCATTCCTAGGCCGCTAGACCCCCTAGAACCGTAGATTGGTTCGGTAGCACCTCTAGCAATGAAAGATTCTTTCTCCTTGCCGTAGAGGATCTCGTAAGCTCTAGTGATGTCCACGGCATTGCGTGTTGCATGACTAACACAATCGCCAGTGGTTTGTGATTCATCCCCCCCAAAAGAAGGAAAGAAATATTGAATTGCTTTGTACGGTAAAGATAAAACACCTTTTCCTGTACCATACAATAATTGATCACCAACATCTCCAAATAGTGGATGTGGTAATTCTTGCATAAGTTTAGCCATGTCAACTGGATCACATACTGCCCCTTGTAATCCGTTATTATATTCTTCTAAAAGCTGTTCTGGACTATTAAATTCCATTTAAGATCTCCCTTGCCGTATTTTCCCAAGAGAATTTTATAGCAGTTTCAATACCTGCTAAGTTTAGTTCTAGTTCACTGTCTTGTTTTAATCTATGAGTTTCTCTCATGTGATTAACAATTTGATCTTCTTGATCTTTTCCAAGTTCAGCCCATTCGCCTTGACCATGAAACCAAATTCCATCTTGAGCCGATACTAATTTATCTGTTTCTACGATATAAGAGTTATTTCTATTCGTGAATTCTGTATGACCAGAATAGTCAGTTGTGATTACATGTTTTCCACATGAAAGAAGTTCTAATAATTCTAGATTCCACCCTTCTGCACGAACTGGAAATACTCCAACATCAACTTGTCTCATAATATTATACACATCGCGATGATATTTTTGCCTTGGAATGAATCTAATTTTATTGGCAATAGAAGAACTCTTATAATAATTGATCCAATCGTTATTCTTTTCACCCAAGAAGGGATTTTCGCACATCATCCATAGTTCTACATTATCATCTTTGCTAAATGCTTTGTCAAAGCACTGTCTAATAATATCATGACCTTTGCGAATTTCCCACTTCCCACAATTAAAGAAAATGGTAGGCTTTCTTCTTATATTATTATTTTCATTAAAAATTGATCTATCAATACCCAATGGTATAACTTTTGGAGTTGTACCAAGCTCATCTTCAACAATATTTTTAGCCCACTCAGAGCATACTACAAGTTGATGACAAGATTTCATACTCCTTTTTTCTTCTGGAGTGAATTTATTTAATTCGAAGATTGGAAATCCAACCTTCTCTCCTCTGCCCACAGATTCATGTAGTCCATTTTGATGCCAAATTTTAAGACATGGTTGAGACCATTTTAGGTTCTCATCTTTATTTCTCCAGTCAAATTGAGCTAATTCTTCATACAGCTCTGGTTCTGGTTGACCAATTGGAAAGATTGTCAAGTTATCACCAAGCTGTTTAGCTAATTGTTTTGCTATATTAAATCCAACTTGGCCATATCCTAGACTGTTAATTGGAGCTTGTAGAAACATTTTTACCCTTTATCTATAGTTATGTAATTCGCCAATTATTTTAAATATCAATATAAGTATTAATGTAAATAGTATAACTTTAATCATTTAAGTTTCCCATAGTTTAATTATATTATCTGGAAAATATAGATCTTTAATAGCATTATCTAAATCTTCAATAGTTTGTCCAGCTAAGCCAGTCGCTAAGGGAGTCAGTAGGAAGATTAGATCATCATTTCTCTGTGCGTATTTCATAAGAACTTCCAATTGAATTCTAATAAAATCCCATCCTATAAAACCTGTTCTTAGATCTTTAGTTATTATAGCATAAGTTTGCCCCTGACGCCCACTATTCTTTCCATATTCTGCACCCCAAACCATTGCAGCTTTAGCTGCCCCAGCTCCATGTCTACCTTCAGTATTACTACCAAATACAAATATCTCATTCTGCAATAGAAATTCTACCATTATTTTCTCCAAAAAAAAGAGTCGCCCAAAAGGACGACTCATATTTATTAACTTTTGTTATATCAATAAGAATCGGCTGAGATAACTTCGTTGCCAGCTCGCGTGATCAAAGCTCTGACAATCGCTGCATTTGTTGTATCTTTAACAAATCTCACAGATCCATCTGTCATTGCCATGTTAGCTCCACCGGGATGCCATGAGAAGATCTCATTATTTGGACCGCAGTCATGAATACCCCAGTCATTAGCACCGCAGCTTGGTTTACCAAATCCACCAGTTTTGTTATTGTTGATAACATTTGAAACACCAGCAGCGTTATCAGGATCGCCCCATCTCCATGATCGTCGAGCGCCTTGAACGTAAGGAGCGGGAGCATTCAAGTCAGGAGCGTAATCGGTTGTTGGAGAAGCGTAGTTACCAACACCTTGCATCTTTGGGCTGCGACCAGTGTCTTCATAAAACATAGCAGTGTTAGATGTGCCATCTGTCGTTGCACCAATCGTTGCTCCACCCTTATTAATATCGACTGTTCCATCCAAAACTCTTGCTGGATCGATTTGATAAATCTTACTAGAGGAGCATACTGTACATCCATACGCCTTATAAGCAGATGTTCCATAAGCATTGCCAGTCAATGATCCGGGGGCTGGTGTTGGCCCAACATAACCCGCTTGCCACTTTGTAGTGCC